ATGGCATTTTGGCAAAGATGCCCATTGCTTTTGGGCAGATTTTGTGTTAGAATACTGTATCCAAAACCAAATCATTGACCGCCGTGAAATACTTACTGATTGACACTGCCAATACCTTTTTTCGCGCACGACACAGTGCTTTTAGAGCAGCCGACAGTTGGGAAAAAGTGGGCTATGCCTTACACATCACTCTCAGCAGTGTGAATCGTGTGGTCAGGCGATTTGGTGCTGACCACGTGGTATTTGCCCTAGAAGGGCGCAGCTGGCGCAAAGATCACTACGAACCTTACAAAAAGAATCGCGCTGTAGCTCGTGCTGCGCTGACCGAAACAGAACAGGAAGAAGATCGGCTGTTCTGGGAAGCCTATGACAATCTCACTAAATACTTGAGCGAAAATACCAACTGTAGTGTGATTCGTCATGCTGAAGCAGAAGCCGATGATGTCATTGCTAGATTCATTGCGCTTCATCCCAATGACGAACACACCATAATTTCTTCAGACACAGACTTCGTGCAACTTTTGGCAGAAAACGTGCGTCAATTCAATGGCGTAACTGATGAACTTCACACCCTCAAAGGAATCTTTGATGGCAAAGATCGACCAGTGATGGACAAAAAAACCAAACAACCAAAAGTCACACCCGACCCTGCGTGGCTGTTGTTTGAAAAATGTGTGCGTGGAGATCCCACTGACAACGTGTTCAGTGCTTACCCAGGCGTGCGAGAAAACGGCACCAAAAATCGTGTGGGCCTGCGGGAAGCATTTGGTGATCGAGATCGCCGAGGTTACAACTGGAACAATCTCATGCTTCAGCGTTGGACTGATCACAACGGTGCGGAACACAGAGTTCTAGATGACTATGAACGTAACCGCACACTGATTGATCTCAACGCACAGCCTCAAGCTGTCAAAGACAAAGTTGATCAGGCCATTCGGGAACAAATTTCACACAAAGACATTGGCCAGATTGGCACCAGGTTCATGAAGTTCTGCGGCCGATTTGAACTAAACAAAATCAGCGAGTCAAGCGAGCAATATGCTGCTTGGCTGCGTCAACATTATCAAGGAGCATTGATTCAATGATTGTAGCTAAACCAGTGATCCAAGATCAGTTTTGGATTTTAAGACAAGACGATCAAAAAATTGGCAATATCACAGCCACCAGTGACGGGTTTGATGTAAAAATCAACGACCGCGTGACTAGATTTCAAACCATCAGCATGATTGCTCAACGAGGCATAGAGTTTGAAACTGTTGCGCACAGAGCCCCGCCACAGAAAACAAACACTGTACACGGATTTCCAGCACAGGGTCGAGTGTTCAATCCCACATGGGACGTCAAGCACGGACTGCCACTGTATACCAAGACCAAAAAATCCAAGTCTTGGTTTTGTGGTGGCTGGTATAGAATCAAACAAGGACGTCAATGGGAAGTCACAGAATCTCCCAAGCTGATTGCTGTACAACGTTATCCTTATCAAGGTCCTTTTTATACCAAGGATCAAGCCCAACAAACAATACCTGTTCAACTACCATGAATCCATTTAGAGACCAAGAAAAATTTATGCGGGCCTGCGATCAAAGTGTCACAGGCGATCAAGCACAGTGGGATATGTATTGCAATCTTATCGAAGAAGAATTCACAGAACTTCAAGAAGCCGAGGATGACGAAGCGGCCTTGGATGCCTTGATTGACATTCTTGTGGTCACCATTGGAGCCATTCACTCCATGGGCGCAGATGGCGAAGGCGCATGGAAAGAAGTCATGCGCACTAACTTTGCCAAAATTGACAAGGACACTGGCAAGGTTCGCAAGCGTGAAGACGGCAAGGTGCTGAAGCCTGTGGGCTGGACGCCACCAGACCTAAAACCATTCTTGAAGAAAAAATGAAAACTCGCGAACAAATCATCACTGACATGTGCTACACATGGCGCCATGACTATGGGCTGGATCGACAAGAACACGACGGACCTGGTGGTTTGATCAGCTGTGGCCTGACCACTCAAGAGCGTGAACAGTTATGGCGTCAGATGGCTCAGATTTACGACCGCTGTATTGTACCAGTGATGGAACCCAAACGCTCAAGTACAGGATCCTGGGAAAAATATCAATGGAACAATTGGATTGAACCATAAAGTCCATGGAAGTAAAACAGTTACTGGAACAAAACCCTTATTGGTGTGTGATGCCATTTGTTCATCTGCATGTCAATGAACAGGATGTTATAAAGCCATGTTGTTACGGCAATCCTATTAAAAAATTTCCAGCAAATTTTGATTACAACTCTGACAGCGATTTAGAAAAAATTCGTGAGTCCATGATAGCAGGCAAACCTGTTAGAGCATGCCAAAATTGTTACAAAGTAGAGGCCAATGGTGGCGAAAGTTTTCGTCAGCGTGACAGTGCAGAATGGATCAATAGACTTGGTATCACTTCAATTTCTGATTTGAAACCATCAGTGATATACTACGATATCCGCAATGACAACACTTGTAACTTGAGCTGTAGGATGTGTCATCCTGGAGCCAGTTCACAGTTGGTCAAAGAATATCAACGTATTGGATGGCCTGTGACAGAAACTAGTCGTGAGGTAAAACTACACCAAATAATTGACTACAACACTGTGACCAAAGTCATGGTAGCCGGCGGTGAACCAACCATCATGCCCGAATTTCAATCTTTTCTGACCACAGCGTTGGAACACAACAGAGATGATATTGATTTGATGGTGATAACCAATGCTACCAATGTCAACGCTCGAGTGTTTGATTTGCTGTCAAATTTCAAAAATGTCAAATTCACAGTCAGCATAGACGGGTATGACAAGATCAACAGATACATTCGGTGGCCCAGTGATTGGACCTTGTTAAACAACAACATCGAAAAACTCAAAGCTATCACCGAACATGTGTGTTTCAGTGTGTGTGCCAGTATTTGGAATATCAGCAATCTGAGCCAGCTGATTGAATTTTTAGAAAGCCAGTATGAATGGCCGGTTATCCTAATAAACGAAGCCATGAATCCAAAAAATGGAGCAGAAATATCTCCATTTTTATTTCCCAACAAAAGCTTGGCACTGACTGATCTCGAACGATGTAAACAAACCATGAGTTACCAAAATGATGACTTTTTTCGCAATCGCATTGATTACTTGATCAATGGCATTGAAACCAAACCAATTGATGTAGAAAAACTGGAAAACTTTTTTGCCTACAACGATCAACTTGACATCAGTAGAGGCATCAAATTACAAGATTACATCCCAACTTTGGCGCAGGCCAGGCTCCACACAGTGTTATGAGTTTACATATTAATCGATTTATTGATCTGGTCAAGGCTCACGAAGCTCGAGGTCAACGAGATCTTGTGATGCCTATTAGAGATGCCAAAGATCTACACAGCGATATAACCAAACTGTTGATGGCGGTTACAGAACTTCAACGTCAACTGTTGGAGCAAGCACAGCAAGAAATCAAGGTCAATCTCGCAGCCAGCAAGTTTTAAACTGCGCATATTTCTAGATAAATAAATCTAGGAGCACACAGTGAGCAGACCCAAACCACAAGTGTTGATTGAACACACCAACAAACACAACTACAAGACCGAGCAGGTCTTGGCCAGTGATGGTATCTGGGCTGTGTTTTTTGACAACCAACCAATCAATCTCAAAACCAGCAGTATGCTGGCACAGTATCCCGGACCCAAGTACAAAAAAGTATCTTTCAGCAATCCTGGTCATGCTGTGAACTTGGCCAAAAAACTCAACACACAGTTCAAAACCAGCAAGTTCACGGTAGTTCTGCTCAGAGCTGGGGATCAAGTTTATCCCAATGCCCAGCAGGCTTGAAATCACAAGAAAGATTGTTCAAGATCTAGCACCCGATCAACGTCCCAGTGAGCAGTGGGCAGAACGACATTGGTGGGCCAATATTAGAAGTTCAGGCGGATTGCGATTGTCACTGACAGGTTTACAGGCATTTGAGTCTTTGGAATTGGAAAGCTGGCAATACCCTTTGCTGTCGATCACGCCCAGAGTGTTAATGATCCTGGATCAAAAACTCACCTGTCCTTACTACATCAAGTTGGGACGGCAGTCACAGATCACACTGTTCGGCAGCCAGGAAGCCACGCTGTTTGGGTTGTATGGTGATGCCAATCGTTTTTTGGGAATGTTGGATAGAGATTGACACACAGTAAAGTTTACTATATACTGTGAGAACAATGCGCCTGTAGCCAAGCGGTCACGGCAATCGACTCATAATCGATGGATCGGGGGTTCAAATCCCTCCGGGCGCACCAATTTATACTGATGAAATGATCCAATTGGAACAAAAATGACCAAGTTAAGCAGCAGCCCTGATCGTGGCTCATTTCAGCGCGACAGCTTGATGCGTCAAGTGAAACAAGGCAGGACCACTGCGGAACATGCCACCGAAATGTCTGAGCTTTTCAAAACTTGGAATCAGATTCGTCAAGAAAAAGAGCAACAACCTGAGTGGGCAGTTAACAACATGGAACATGATCTTCGCACCACTGAGTGGATCTGTGCCAAGGCTCGGGCCAGTGATGTCTACGCTCAGAATCTCTATGCGGCCATGTGTAATAGATCATTTCAAAAAATTGACGTTTGGCCCATGCTCAAAGGTGAGACCTGGAGTTGTAGTTGGCGTTATGCCGGCGGCATTGTGGCTGACATGTGCGGCCAAGGCGACTACATGGATTATTACTGTTCGGGCATTCGCGGCGATCTCAGTGAAGATGATCGCGGTAGTATGACAGCAGAAGACATTCAACAATATGAATATTACAGCCAGCACTTTGTGGGCGAAAGCCACGTCACCGACGAGATTCGCGCAGATCTACGTCAGTTAGGATGGGCAGTGTTGGACGATAACTGCGAATAATCAACGCTGGCTGTACCAGCCACGTCCTTGATAAACGTCCAACACATCCTGTAGGTAATCATCATACAACGGTGCCACTGCCGACAGTGTAAACTTTTCGCCGTGAGCTCGACAGGCTTCAGTGTCTAACAACTGTACTTTGGCGCAGGCTTCTACAAAATGTCTAAACATGCGGCAGCGATAGCCTGACACATTGTGATGATTGTATTCAGCAAACGCAGAGTGGTCGGGGGTGACAGTGGGAGTTCCTGACAACCATGCTTCAACTTGAACACCAGCAAACGGTTCCAAATACTTGCTGGCAATGATCAGGCCAGCTGCTTTGGCCAGCAACATTCTACGTCGCAGTGGATCAGCATAGCCCACATACTGAACATGTGGCGGATTGGTTTTGTAACCCAGATCACTGAGTTGTCCTTGGCCCGCAATCAGCAACTTTTTTCCTGCTGCTTCTGCTGCTTGAATGGCAATGTCTACACCCTTGCTTTCGATCACTCGTCCAAGATACAGCAAATAATCTTCTTTGGCGCTGCGATCCAAATAATCAAAATCTTCAGGATCAAAATAATTGGGTATAACTCGGTGATACCAGTTGTGTAAACATTTGACCACAGCTTCGGGAGTGGCCAGCGCACACATCACAGCATTGCTTTCGTACACACGCCACTGACTAAATGCGCCCAGGTATCCAATGCCACCTTCTATAAATGGCACAGCGGGAAACGCATCCGCAATGGGTTTGTGTCCGTAGCCCCAAAATCCCACAATCACTGTGTCTGAAGTGATCAATGGAGCAATGGCAGCAATGGCAGAGCTATTGAAATGCTGATGAGCTACATCATCACTTTTGAAGAATTTACCAAAGCCATGGTATTTCCAGATGTGTTGATCAACATAGGCATCACCGTAGCTCTGTCGCAATACGTTGTTGTCAATCACAGATACCTGATGTACATCATTGGCAACATGAATGTCTGAATCCACATGTCCAACATGGTAGACTTCATGTCCGCGTCCACTCATCATTTTGACAAATTTTCTTACCTTTTGAGTAAAGGCACAGGCCACGTAATCTGAGTTGGTCACTGTATGGGGGATCGCAGGTACTATGATACGCATGAGATATATATGCTGTTTATTCCGATGGGCCAAATAATCTTGGCACATAGGCTAGCACTATGATCAACATTGAAAAATACAATTGAAAAAACCTATAGATCTGTGTTGACAATAGGCCTTGTAATCATATATACTTGTCTCAGTGTAAACACTGACTATCATTAACTAACCCAAGGAGAAACAATGAAAACTGTAGGTGATAAACTTTCTGCATTTGCCGTTACCGGTGTGCGTCCCGGGCAGCCCGAAGACGCTTTCTATACCATTACTGACCAAAGCTTTGAAGGCAAGTGGAAGGTCATTGTGTACTATCCCAAAGACTTTACTTTCGTATGTCCCTCAGAGATTGTGGCCTATGACAAACTGGCCAAAGACTTTGAGGATCGTGATGCTGTGTTGCTCACAGGCAGCACAGACAATGAGTTCTGTAAAGTGGCATGGCAGAAAGCACATCCAGATCTACAAAAGATCACACATCACCAGTTTGCTGACACTGCTCGTCACCAGCCCGGTGAAGAGCGTGGTAGCGTAAGCCTAATTGAACAGTTGGGCGTATTCTATGCTCCAGCAGGTGCCGCACTTCGCGCCACATTCATTGTTGACCCAGACAATGTGATTCAGCACGTTACTGTCAACAACTTGAACGTGGGTCGCTCACCAGAAGAAACCCTGCGTGTGCTAGACGCCCTGCAAACTGGCGAACTGTGTGCTTGCAACCGCACTGTGGGCGGCGATACACTAAAGGTATAACATGATTGATTGCATGATCATTGGAGATTCGATTGCTGTGGGCACTGCTGCTGCCAGACCTGAATGCGTGAGTTACAGCCGCGGAGGCTGGAATTCATGGCAGTGGAATCGAGATTATTTGAATGTGGCCAGCAGCAGACCATACAAAACTGTGATCATAAGCCTAGGCGCCAATGATCACAAAGGTGTGGCCACCGAAAGAGAGTTGTTGAAAATGCGTTCGTCCATCAAGGCTGATAGAGTGTTTTGGATCAGCCCTGGTCAAGAACGCAAACCAGTGCCTCAAGATGCCATAGAACGTATTGCTCGTCAGTACGGTGATACTGTATTGCCTAGGCCACAGGAACACATGAGTTCTGACGGAATTCATCCCACTGGTCGTGGTTACAAAATACTAGGAAAGCAAACGCGATGACACAATGGGTAGATCAACTAAAAGAAACCATTCCTGACTATGCCAAGGATACCAAACTGAATCTTGACGCAGTGATCAAGCGTAGCACATTGCCTGTAGAAGAAGCCGAAGCAGTGGCCATGGCAGCGGCTTTTGCCACCGGTAATACCAAATTTTGGACTTGGCTAGGCAGTCAAATTTCAGACCGCAAAGAGGTTGATGCGGCCATGACTGCGGCCAGTTTGATGGCCATGAACAATGTGTGGTACCCTTATGTGGAAATGGCCAACGACGAAAATTTAAAAGGCTTGCCAGCACAGTTGCGTATGAATGCCATCAGCACACACGGAGGGACAACCAAGGCTCGTTTTGAGGCCTATAGTCTGGCTGCTTCGATTGTGGGCAAGTGTCACTTCTGTGTAAAGGCACACTATGAAACTTTGAAAAAAGAAGGTTACACTGTGGAACAACTCAGAGACATTGGCCGCATTGCTGCTGTGATCACTGCTGTGGG